TGTCAAGAATGGAAGGAAGCACAATGAAGATATTTGTAGGTGAATACAAGACCTATGAAGAAGCGAAGATAGCACACGCTGTAGCAACCGAACACGCAGCTGCAAGAAAGCGCTGGCTGGATGCACACAACGCACGCCTCAAACAAGATATTGCAGACGTAATTGCGGCAAGCAAAGAGAAAAAAGACATTGATAAAATTTAAATGTAGTGGTTGCGGTGCCTGTTGCTATTGGGCAGCAAGACTAAAACAAATGCCTATGAACCCAGACACAGGTGCCTGCATACACTTAGATGTAACAACAAAAGAATGCGCCATATACGACACCAGACCTGACATATGCAAAGTCAATAGGATGTATGAGATAAACTCGGGCAGCATAGATAATATAAAATTTACAAGAAAAGAATATTACAAACTCAACACATTAGCGTGTCACACAATGATAGACCACGAAGGAATGGACGCGAAGTATAAGATAGACATAGGTGAATATGACAAAGATAATGGATGAACTACAAGGGTTGAACAAACAAGAATTACTAC